ACGTCGTTAAGCCCGGTTTTAGCCTATTTAACCCCAACGACGGGATTTATGTACGCATTGGTTATAATGTTTGCTTTCAATATTTGGGCGGGTATGCGGGCGGATGGGGTAAGCGTAAGGCATTGCAAAAACTTTCGTTTCAGTAAGTTTAAAAACGCATTGGCGGAATTGCTTTTGTATGTTACCATTATACACGTTATTTATTCGGTAATGCTGCAATGTGGGGATAATGAAGCCGCCAAAGTAGTAATTAAATCGCTTACTTATGTTTTTATGTATGTGTATTTGCAAAACGCATTCCGCAACCTTATTAAAGCATATCCCACAAAGGTTGCGTTGCGTATTATTTACCACGTTATCCGGTTGGAGTTTACACGGGTATTGCCGGGATATTGGCAACCGATAATTGAGAGATACCAACGGGAACACGATAGCGATATTATTAACGATAAAGAAAAGGAGGGCGAACAATGAACCAAACAGAGATTTTAAAGTATTTGGAGGGGCAAAAAACGACCCGGACGATTACGGATTTGATTGTACATTGCACCGCAACCAAGCCGGGCGCAAAAGTCAACGTTGATGTTATCGACGGTTGGCACAAAGAACGGGGATTTAAGAAGCAACCCCAAAGCGGGCGAATTTGCGGTTATCATTTTGTTGTATTGCCGGACGGGACGATTGAAACCGGGCGTTATCTTTCCGAGATTGGGGCGCACGTTTCCGGGCAAAATTCCCGTTCTATTGGTATTTGTTACGTTGGCGGATTGGATGCCAACGGCAAAGCCGCCGACACACGCACGCCGGAACAAAAAGAGGCGTTATTATGGTTGCTTATGCGTTTAGTTGTTATGTTCCCGGATGCAACGATTAAGGGACACCGGGATTATTCCCCGGATTTGAACGGCGACGGCATTATTGAGCCGTGGGAGTATATTAAAGAATGCCCGTGTTTTAATGCGGCAATTGAATATAGTAACATTTAATTTTGTGCCATTATGACAAAGAAAGACAAAAAGGAGTTCGTTAATCATTTACACGGCAAACGCATGAAAAAGTATATAATATTGGCGGCAATCATTATGGCGGTTGCCGCCGCCTTTTGGGTACAACAAAGCCGTATTAAGCGATTGACCGCCGAACGGGATAAATACCGGAACAATACCGAAACGTTGTTGCAGGACGTCCGCACGTATCAAACAAAAGATAGTTTGAACGCCGCAAAGGTGGGTAATTTGGAGTTGAAATTATCCGAATATAAGAAGTACCGGGCGGACGATGCGGCGTTAATCAAATCGTTGCAGACTAAGAACCGGGATTTGCAAAGGGTTACGACGGCACAAATGGAAACGATTAACGAATTACGGGCGAACGTCCGGGATAGTATTGTATATTTGCCCGGCGACACGGTTACGACCGTATTACGGTGTATTGAGTATTCCGACAAATGGGTTGATTTTGACGGATGTATTATAAATAATACGTTTTCGGGCAAAATTATAACACGGGATAGCCTTTTAATAACGGAAACTGTGCAATATAAGCGTTTTCTTAATTTTTTATGGAAAACAAAACGGATAAAAAACCGTGAATTTGATATTGTTTCAAAAAATCCAAATTCAAAAATTACCGGATTTGAAGTTATAACCATAGAGAAATAACTATCTTTGCACAAACGGGGATAGGTTGGAGTAGCTACCAACCGAAAAGGGCAAAAGCCAACAGCCCGTTCCCGTTTCTTTTAAATGTTGGCTTACTTATAAAGTTGGCAAATATGGAAATATGGAAAGATTTAACCGGGTATATAGGAATATACCAAGTTAGTAACAACGGGCGCATAAAATCATTATCCCGTAAAATAGTAAGAAAGAACGGGCAAATTGCCATAGTTAAAGAGAAAATATTAAAATCTAAAAAAGACCGTTACGGATATTTTTTTATTGTATTAAGCAATAACAACATAAGGAAAACAATATTAGTTCATCGTTTAGTTGCGGAGGCTTTCATTCCGAACCCGGACAATTTGCCGGAAATTGACCATATCGACGGCGACCGGATAAATAACCAAGTAAATAATTTACGTTGGTGTACACGCAAACAAAATTCCAATAATCCAATATCAATTGAGCGTTACCGAAAAGCCGGAATAATTCAAAAGCCATATAAACAACTGCAAATTCCAGTTCAGCAATTAAAGGACGGTTTTTTGATTGGTTCCTATTCAAGTATAAGAGAGGCGGAACGAGCAACGGGGATAGCGCATACAAGTATAAGCCGAGTAATACGGGGAACATTAAACACGGCGGGCGGCTATAAATGGAAATATAAAGAGTAATAACAGGGGATTGTAACCAAGCGTTGCAACCCCTTTTTTTGTTTTTGCCCGTTTTTAGCCCCGTATTTCGATTATTTTGTTTGAATGGATAAAGTACCCACCCCGGCAAATAAAGTGGCTTAAAATGAAAATTCGCCAAAAATAACTTTGCGGGGTGCCAAAAGAACCGTTTTTTGTCCGAAAATCGAAAATAAAAGAAAATTCTTTTGGTAGTTAAAATAAAATGCCCTATCTTTGTGCCATGTTAATAAAACGACCGGGCGTTTTCCCGGCAACAAAAAGAGCGATACAATGAAGCCCGAAGATATTTACAACGGTTTGGAATATACAACAAAAGAAATTAACCGTACTTTCAAAATCAAAGTAAACGGCTTGTTCAACGGCAAAAAGATTAACACGTTGGTTGGCGTTTACGGTTTGATTAAGTTAGTAGGCGTTGAAATGGCGAACAAATTATTGCGCCGTGCTTTCCGTTGTGTCAAAGACGCCGAACATTGTAAGTTGCGCCGGGGTTTGAAAATATCCTTTTATTATTACTAATCCGACCGGGCGGGTTCCCGGAACCAAATAATTTTCAAATATGGAAACAAAGAAAAGAACACAGGCGACGGACATTGCCGAGATTGCAACCAAGTTAGACGGCAAAGTTAAATTTTCGTCAATCATTTACAGCCAACAAATGTTGTCGGAGAAATACCGGGAAACAGGGGTAAACGATATGTATTTTATCGGCAAAAAATTTGGGTTGTGGTTTTATACAAGCCGGGCGGCATTAGATAACCTTTGTTATCTGCAAAACCCTAAATTCCCGACGTGGGTATTGTGCGAAAATTCATTAAGTTTGTACGAAATAAGATAATAACCCGCCGGGGGTTCGCCCCCGGCACAATAACAAAGATTATGGCAAAGTATATTTTGAGCAAGAAAGCGAAAGGCAAAAAGTATCAATACACCGTTACCGACGAAAAAGGCAACGTTATTTCAACAAGAACGTCCGCCCGTGATTATGTGGCGTGTACCGCCAACGGCGAATTTTATTTTGGGCGGTTGGACTTAATCGGCAAAGGCGACCACGGCAAAGGGTTGAGCCGCACGACGGAAATATTGGCAAACCCCGAACGGGCGTATAAAAAGCAAGTTGCGTACTTTGTGCCGTCTTATCGGAAAGAATGGATTGCCGAGAACCCCGCCGACGAATGGATTGCCCGCAATGTTAATTGGGCGACCGAACGCCAAAAAGAATTAAACGCAATCGCATATTTACAGCCGGGGGAATAACCCCGGCTTTGCCTGTTATGGATATACGATTGACAGAGGAACAACGGGAAATATTGAGCGGTAGAATTTGCCCGTATTGCCACGTTCCGACCGAGTACAAAAATAGTATTGAGGTTTACGGCGTTGATTATGGAATGATTTATTATTGTCCCCAATGCGGGGCGTATGTGGGTGTTCATAAGGGAACCGACCGGGCAAAGGGTCGATTGGCAAACGCCGAGTTGCGCCGATGTAAGATTGAAGCGCACCGATATTTTGATGAGTTGTACAAACGTGGACTAATGAAGCGACGGGAGGCGTACAAATGGTTATCCGACCAATTGGGATTACCCCCGGAATATACGCATATTGGAATGTTTAACCCCGAAACGTGCGCAAAGGTCGTGGACGTTTCAAAAAAGTATTTATTAACCATGCGATTTGCATTAAGACGACAGGATAAAATAAAAGCGCATTTTGAACCCAACGGGGACGAAATGTTGAACCGGATAAAAGAGAGTTTAACCCGGTTTTTTGCCGCCGACCGTTCGGAGTTCCCGGAGGGATACCGGGAAATTGAGGACTGTTTTAACCAATTGCCGGGGGAACCATACCCGACCATTGCAATAAACGACGTCGGTAACGACGACCGAATGATTGAATTTTATGTTACCGGAAAACAATACGACGTTTACCACGTCGCATTTAAGGGGTTTACAAAGGGTTAAGATATGGAAAGCGTAATTATTGAGGAAATGCGGGCGTTTTTACGATTAGGATTGCCCGAACGTCAACGAAAGTATTTTGCCGACACAATCGACGTGGCAAAGCGTGTCGAGGTTGTCCCGGCGGCGGACGTGTTCAACGAACGGGAAATTGAGTTGATACGCCGGGTTGTTCGCCCGGAGGTCAAAGGATGTTACCGCAATGCGCATTTGTTGACGTTGTTATTTCCCGACCGGGTGCGATACGTCGAGGGTAAAACGCATGCAGTTATACCAATCGACCACGCATTTAACCGGGTCGGGGACAAATATATTGACATTACGTTTGAGTTCGCATTGGAGTTAGACCCAACGCAATACGAATATGTGGCGTTTGGGGAATATCCGGCGGGCGTTATTGAGGAAATAACCAACCAAACGGGATATTATGGCGATATATACCGATTTTGTTATTGTGCGGCGCAAATGGCGTTGGAAAAGATGAACCCCCGGACGTAACAGATACGCCGGGGGTCGGTACGCAGTAACCGAGAGCGATTTTTGGTAATGCGGTATTGCAAAGGTAGGTTAAAAATCGGATATTCCACGCACCCGGAAAAAATGATTTCACGAAACAAAGATTATATTTTTGGAAAATAGATAAATGAAATACTATTGCATTTGCAAAACCAAAAATAATATCTATATTTGCAGAATAAAATTAGTAGTATGGAAATTTGGAAAGAAATAAAAGACTATGAGGGGTTATATGAAGTAAGCAATTACGGGCGTATAAAGTCATTAGATAGCAATATAATTTTGACGCCTTGTAAACCCGCAACGTCCGGTTTATGTGTTACTTTATCAAAAAACAGAGTAAATACGAAGTTTCAAGTTAGCCGATTAGTTGCGGCGGCTTTCATCCCGAACCCGGAAAACAAACCATACGTTGACCATATCGACGGGGTTAAGTATCATAATTTTGTAGACAATTTACGTTGGTGTACGCAAAAGGAAAATATGAACTATAAACCCGCAAGGCGAAATAAAATTAAATATAATTGCCAAATAGTCGGATATGGAGCGGACGGGAAAGAATGTGTTCGTTTTGATAATTATATAGATGCGGAAAAGCGGGGTATGTACAGACATTTGATAAAAAAGAGTGTCGATACCGGGAAACCATATAAGGGAATTTTGTATAAAGAAGAAAAATAAAACCTACCCGGAGGGATACCGGGAAATGATATGAGAATAAAAGAAAGTGAGCAATTAAAGATGTTGGCGACCGAAAGCGGAAAAACAGCCAACCAAGTATCCGAAACAATCGTTACGGAGTTAATCAACAAACAGATTATCGAGAACATAAGCGACAATTGGGGGTTCCCGGTCGCCGATTGTTACGAACGGGATGTTTTCGTTGTGGAAATGGTGGACGTTATCCGGGCAATTGGTATTTCCCCTGTTCGTTCCGTCCATTTGGACGCCCTGTTGGAATGTGTATTGATTGGCGACGATGATTGCCCGGAGTGTGGCGGGGAAATGGAAGTTACAGACGGCGAGTATAGACGTACAGGAGGCGACGGATATTTGACCCCGCCGGAATATAGCCCGATTTGGGAGGAAAAAACGTGCCGCAATTGCGGATACAAAGAGAGCAACGAACCAAGTTATTAACAAAAAAATTTAAGTTATGTCATTGAGATTAAGAGTAAACGAAGCAATCGCCCGTTCCGAGGCGAACGGGAAAAAGGTTTTGAAAAAAGACATTGCCGCCCGTCTTTTTGAGGGTGCAAGCGAGAGCGCACAACAGGTAAATATGACGAATTTATGTAACGGCACGACCAAACGGATTGTCCCGGAATGGGTCGTTATTCTTTGCGAAATGTTGGATTGTACGGCGGATTACCTGTTTGGCATGGAGGGCGGAAACAATGAAAAGTAAGTTTATCGAATGGTTGGGAGCCGCCGCCGAAACCATGTTTTCCGGGTTGTTTCAAGCGAAAGCCCTAATTGTTACGTTTGGCGCATTGGGGTTATGTTGTTTGATTGGCGCATTTTGGAACCCGTGGCAATTGTTATTTGCGGCAATGTGCGCCGCAATGGTATTATGTGGAATTTCAGAATATAAAAAGTACAAGTAATGAGAGCAAAGAGCGATAAACCGGGCGACCCGGTAAAAGAGGTTGCGGGAACCGTCGGCAATGTTGCCCCGGATATGTTCCCGGAGATTAACGAGGAACAACAAACAATTATTCCCCCGTTCGTTGAGGTTCAACCGGAACAACCAACCGGAGTGTTTGAGATAATACCGGGCATGACGGTTGAGGAAATGACGGCAATGTTTTTCGACGAAAAAACATTGATTGAACCCCCGTATAAGGTTTGGCAGTTAAACAGCAAGGGACACCGATATTATTACCGATATGACGACGCCGGGAACCCGGAGTTTTTCCCGTCGGTTACAACCATATTGTCCCAAACATTACCCAAAGCCCCGCACCTTATAAATTGGATTGCGAACAAAGGCATTGAGGAAGCCGAGCGATATAAAGGCGAACGGGCGGCGTATGGAACGTTTATGCACGCCGCATTTGAGGAATTATTGATTAACCGGGCGTATGATTTGGACGGACTGAAAGGCAAACTAAAAGAATACATTGAGGTTTACCGATTGCCGGACGACTTTATTTATTACGCCGACGATTTGAAAAAGGACGTATTGGCGTTTGCGCAATTCGTATTGGATTATGATGTACGACCGTTAGCCGTTGAAATTGCGTTGGTACACCCGTATTACAAGTACGCCGGAATGATTGATTGCCCGTGTACCATGCGGGCAAAGATTGGAAGCGACGACCGGATTAACGCAATTGTCGATTTCAAAAGCGGGCGAAAAGGTTTTTACGAGGAAAGCGAAATACAATTAGGAATGTACCGGGATATGTGGAACGTCAATTTTGAGCAATTCCCCGTTACCCGTATATTCAATTTCAGCCCGAAAGATTGGCGCAAAAAACCGTCGTACAATCTGAAAGAGCAAACCGAAAGCCCCAATATACGGAAAATCCCCTATCTGTTGGAGATTGCCGCCATTGAGGACGAAAAGCGGGACAACACGTTTACGGCGGTTAATGGTATGGTTGTATTGGACGACGCCCCGGATTTGTCCCAAAATGTAATATCGTTGTCTTTGGCGGAATTGATTAAAACGAAAGCCCCCAAAGAGGCGACCCCGGACGAAACCACGGACGCCGCCGATACCGTCAAAGCGGATGCGGTTGCCCCGGAACAAACGTCGGAACCGGAGATTAAGAAAACAAAGATTGTGAAACGCACCGGGGAAACGGCAAAGGAGGCGGAAAAGAAGCCCGCCACGGGACGAAAGGCGGCAAAACGGACAGTTGCACCGGAAAAGGAACAAAAGCCCGCAAATGCGCCAAAAAAGCCCAAAAACGAGAATAAGAAAAGATTGTTGAACGACGACCCCGAAATATGAAAACGATAAAAAGATTTGATTGCTATTTGATAAACAAAAACGGCGTTGTTTTCTCTAAAATAACGGGGAAAGAATTAAAGCCGTTTTTGCGTAAGGGTTATTTGTGCGTTTGTCTTTATAATTTTGGTATAAAATATACTATCTATGTTCATAGATTAGTTGCCGAAACATATATTGATAATCCACGAAATAAACCATGTATCGACCATATCGACGGGAACCCGTTTAATAACCATGTGGATAATTTGCGTTGGGTTACACATTCGGAAAATAACAATAATCCGATTACAAAACAACGGCAATCTAAAAGCGCAAGTAAGCCAATGACGGGTAAATTTGGAGCCAATAACCACTTATCAAAAGCGGTTTTAATGCTTAAAAATGGCGTTGTTATTAAAGAATACCAATCTATAAATTTGGCAGAAAGGGACGGTTTTAATAATTCGCTAATAGTAAGATGTTGCAAAGGATTACGCAAAAAACATAAAGGTTATGAATGGAAATATAAAAGGTAGAATTGTTAGACCGGAGGCGGAAAAATCCCGTTTGATTTTGCCCCGTGTCGGACAAATAAAAATCGGAATGAAAAACGCCAACGGATACCCGCAAAGCGTGGATTATTTCATACCAACGGGAAAGTATGCCGGGTTATTTACACAGGCATACGGCGAAAAGCCCCAAACAATACAAATCGTATTCCCGGACGACGACCCGGCGAAAGTATGCAACGAGCGGTACGAGTACCGGGACGACGACGGGCGATTGATTGCGGCGGGCGATGGCGATACGTTCCAAGTATGGGACGGAAAGAAATACGAAACGTTGACAACCGAGAAATACCCAAACTTAATGCAGTCAATAACGAAGCGTTACCCGAATAAAAAGAGCCGCCAACCGGATTGCGACGGTTGGGAGGTTACATTAACGCTAAACTTTATTGTTCCGTTGGTTCGTGGGGTTGCCGGGGTGTGGCAATTCGCCACAAAAGGCACGGCGTCCACAATCCCGCAAATTCGGGAAACGTTCGACGGTATGTTGTTTGAACGGGGCTTTTGCAAAGGCATTATCTTTGATTTGAACGTACAATTTGCCACAACTCAAAAGCCGGGAGACCGTTCCCGCTTTCCTGTTGTCTCATTGGTTCCTAATGAAAGTGCGGATAATGTTTTGAAAGTGCGCAAAGCGTGGGAACCTGCAAAGCAATTGGATAATGAATAAAAAATGCTATATTTGCGTCGATAAAACAAACGACTACCACCGTTTGCAAAGTATTGCTAATTTATTTAGCGCAAAGCCCGTTTTCCGGTGTGTGGTAGCCCGGATTGCGGGCTTTTATATTTTAATTATGGATTTTATTATAAAAAACAAATGGATTAACGAATTGCATTTGAAAGGTAATAAGTTAATGTTGTATGCAATGATACACGCCTATTGTGTTAGATATGGCGAGTATTCAAAGGGTATTTTGTATTTATCCAAATGTTTAGGGATAAACAAAAGCACTGTAATTGATTGCCTTAAATGGTTATGCGAAAAAGGATTATTAATAAAATCAGTTCAGCCCGTAGCAGAACCGGATGTTTATAAAATATCAATATTATGAAATACACGATATTAATAAACCAATATGCCGCCGTTAATAGCGGTTTAGATTTAGATTTAATAGATTTGGCGATTTTTGATTTTATAAAAGATTTCGCCAATTGTGCAAGTTGCGTTAAGATGCACACCCCGGAGGGAATATATTTTTGGATTTCCCACAAGTTAATATTGGAAGCAATGCCGTTATTGAATATAAAGACAAGTCAAGGCATGATAAAGCGTATTGATAATTTGATTAAAGCCGGAATTTTACAAAAACATCCTAATTGCGAATTGTATAACAAAACTCTGTATTGTTTTGGTGAAAATTACGAGTTACTAACATTTACCGAAAAGGCAGCAAGGATATTAACCGGAGTTGATACCCCTAAACAAAAGTTGATGCCCCCCATAAACGAAAGTTTAGGGGTACCCATAAACGAAAGTTTAGGGTATAATAGTAATAATATAGATAATACAATAAATGATAATGAGAATACCCCCAACAACAATGTTGTCGGGGAATTATTCCCGGAAGAACAAAAGGTTGAGGAACCAAAGGAGAAAAAAACGTTATTCCGTAATTCCGACGTTTACAAAATGGTTAAATTTGAAAACGGCGTTGGCGTGGATTATTCAGAGTTTGAAAGTAAGTTTGCGACACCGGAATTTGAAAAGGTCGATTTGGTTTATTACTTTCATTCGGTTAGCGATTGGAGCGACCAAAAGAATATGAAGCGCACTAAAAACGGTTGGTTGGCGACCGTCCGCAATTTCATACGGGGGGACGTCGAAAAGAAAAAGTTGCATTTGAAACCCGAATACAAAGCCCCAACGCAAAGATTGAACGTTGCCGGGGCTATTGAGTATTTGAAAGACGATTATTAAGATGGAAACATTACCCGAAAAGACAAACAGATTGCCACAAACGTTGCCCGAAAAAAGACAATCCGCCGCCGTTTTGCTTTATAGCGGAACGGCAAAAGCAATTGACGTTCGCCGGGCGATGGTTGAGTTACCGGAGGTTGCCAAAGCATTAACCCCGGTTGAAAAGTATATTTTCGTGGCGTCCACAAAAAAACAGATTGCCGAGATTGACGACGAAACGTTGATTGCCAAAACCGGGCAAATGTTCCGGTTTATCGCAATGGACGTGGGGTTTATCATTCCCACGGAAAACCGGGACGATTGGACGTATATTTGTACCCGGTTGTTGGATTTGCTAAAACGATATTATTCGCAATTAACATTATCCGAGGTTAAATTAGCGTTTGAATTGCTGATTACCGGGGAATTAGACGACTATTTGCCAAAGGATAGGGACGGCAACGCCGAACGGAAACATTACCAACAATTCAACGCCGATTATTTCGCAAAGGTATTGAACGCATATTGCCGGAAACAAAACCAAGTTATCGGCAAAGCATATACAGCGTTGCCGGAACCGAAAAAGGAGTTAAGCCCGGAGCAAATCCGGTATTATCGCAATCAATCGGTTATGACTTGTTTAATGTGTTTTATGCGCTATAAATATACCGGGCGTTTAGTGTTTGGATTAACCGACGAAATGTTTGTTTATAATTGGTTGTTGGGCGTTGGGTTAGCGGATGAAGTGAAAGAAACCGAGGACGACCGGAAAGAAGCGTATAACAGATTTTTAGCCCGTGCCGCCCGTGGGTTCGTAAATGAATTTACGGTTTACCATGTGCGAAAACAGGGAACCCAAAGCCCCGAAATTGATTATACGGCTTTTGAGGTTGCCCGGAAAAAGGAGATTAAACGAACATTCGACCGGATGATTGAGGAAGAAATTTATGTGTATAATTATTTGAGGTTTGAAAAATGAAAAAAAGAGTTTCAGCAACAAAATTATATAGGCTTTGGGAAAGCATAAAAGCCCGTTGTTATAATTCCAAAAGAAAGGATTATCCTAATTATGGTGGTCGTGGAATAACTGTTTGCAAAGAATGGTTTTGTTTTGATGTTTTTAAAAATTGGGCTTTAGAAAATGGGTATAATCCCGGCTTAGAGATAGATAGGATAAATAACGATGGGATATATTGCCCGGATAATTGCCGTTTTGTTACTCATTCGGAAAATAATAGGAATAAGCGAATACGGCGAGATAATACAACCGGATATAAAGGAGTAACCCGGCATAAGCAAACCGGGAAATATAATTATGAAATTCAAATCGACGGAATACGATATAGGAAAAGCGGTTTTTTAACCGCAAAAGAAGCGTATAACGCACGATTGGTTAAAGTTGAACAAATAAAGAGTATGTTATGAAAATAGATTGTATTATAGGTATCGACCCCGGTAGTAATGGGGGTATTGTGGTTTGGCGACCCAACCATAATGCGACGGCAATTAAGATGCCAAAGGATTTAAACGAAATACGGGATTTTCTCAATTACTACAAAGAGATAACAACCCCGATTATCTTTTTGGAAAAATTGAGCGTTCGCCCGGACGACGTAACCGTTGGGGATGCCGGGGCAAACATGGGTAAATTGTACCGCATACAAAAGATGTTGCAAAACTTTGAGCATTTGAAAGCCATTATAACCGTCGCCGAAATACCGTTTGTTTTGGTTAACGCTATGAAGTGGCAAAACGACCTTAAATTGCGTATTAAGGTTAAGGGGAAAAAGGAAGAAAAAGCCGACCGCAAACTGCGGTTCCGGGACATTGCCGGGAAATTGTACCCGGAGATTGCCCCGACATTGTGGAATGCCGACGCAACGTTAATAATGCACTTTGGACGGTTCGTTTTGCAGAATAACCCCGGTTGGGTATTGGAAAATTTGCCGTCGCAAATGCACAGCCGTTTGTTTTAAGCCCGTAGGGACGTTTAATTATTCAAATGGTTACTTAATGGCGGACGAAACAAAAGCCCCGCAAATCGAAAATCCCGAAAAAATAACGGCAAAGGATTTGGCGGAAATGGTAAAACAGATGCGACACAACCAACGACGTTGCCAACGGAACCCCACACCGGAAAAGTTGGCGACGTTGGAGCGTTGGGAAAAGGAGGTTGACGCCGTGGTTGCGGTTCTGACAGATACACAAATGAAATTGTTTTGATTTTATCCCGGTACGCTTTGCGCCGTATCGGGATTATTTTTACCCTAACACGAAAATAAAAGAAAAAATTTTGGTAATTAAAATATTTACCGTAATTTTGTGGCATGAAATAACAACGACCGGGCGTTTTCCCGGTAACGCTAAAAGATAAAAGCAATGAGAGCGAAAACAACAATCAGCGATTTCCGGTTTGAATTTGCCGGGTACGGACATTACAAAGTAACTTACACGTCGCCCGTTACGGGTAAAAGTTGGACGGCAAAAACAAACGATATGCCGTTGATTGATGCGACTAAAAACGCCGACGAACCGAAACGTTGCGATTTGGAAACCCTTAAAAGAGTTTGCAAAAATGGATAAGGACGAATTGGGAGCCGTTCGCCATGCAATGACGGCAAAAGAGTTGGACGACCTGTATAAGCGTTTGGAAAACTTTATTGCCGATTGCACCCGGTCGGAGGTTGACGCCAACCGGGATGCGCTTAACAAGGTGCAAAGCATGATACACCAAAGAATGAGATTAACAAACAAATAAATAGTAACCGCCGGGGGCAACCCCGGCATAAAAAGAGCGATAAAATGATTATCAAAAAATTAGAGTTGTCGAATTTCCAAGTAATTAAGGAGTTCAACGCAGATTTTGAGGGTAATGTGTATTTCATTACCGGGGACAATGAGTTGGGAAAATCCACGCTATTAAAGGCAATCGGGGCGTTGTTGACCGGGAACCGGGACGCCGTGTTGCGTAATGGCGAGGACAAAGGGTTTGCCAAAATGGTTGTCGGCGACGATGGCGAGGAATACGACGTTGAATTGCGGTTTACCAAAGCCAACCCCCGTGGTACGTTATCAATCAAACAGAAAACAACCGGGATGCGGTCGGATAACGTAAGTATGTTGCAAAAGGTTTTCGGATATACGGATTTCGATGCCGTGGAGTTTTCCCGGTGGTCTGAAACCGCCGAGGGTCGCCGAAAGCAAGTGCAATACGTGCGGGCATTGTTGCCGGAGAATGTGCAAAAACGTATTGCCGAGATTGACGCCGAGGTTATGACCGTTAAGGAGAAAAGAAAGGACGCCAACGCCGAGGTCAAGACGTACACGACCATTTGCGCCGCCGCCGAAAGGCATTTGAAACCGGGCGACGTCAAAACGTATGCCGAGAAAATCGACATTGCCGATTTAATGGAGGAACAAAACGAGAACGCCCGGTTGATTGAGAAAGCGAAAACCGTGCGTACCGCATTGCAAACACGGACGGAACAATTGGAGGCAATCCCCGGTCGTATCAAAGCCGCCGAGGAAACCAAGAATACAGAGATTGACGCCGCAATAAAGTATGAGGCGGAAGCACAAGCCGAATACGACCGGATTGTTGCCGAGGCAAAAAAGGCATTGGAAGCGGCAAAGAAAAAGAGCAAAGCGGATGCGAAAGCCGCCGCCGACAAATACGACGAAACATTGGCGCAAATCCAAACGGAAAAAGCCGATTACGAAACCCGTAAGAACAACGCCGCCGCATGGTTGGCAAGGTACGAGGAAAACAACCCGGAGAATTTGGATACAGCTGAACGCCTCAAACAAGCCGAGGAACACAACAAAATAAATGCGTTGGTTGTGGACTATCTGACGAAGAAAAAGCAAAAGGACGCCGCCGAAAAGGTCGCCCAAACCCACGAAAAAAAGTTGTCGGATTTGCTCAAAGAGCGGGAAACCCTTATTGCGAAATCGGAATTGCCGATTGCCGGGTTGACGTTCACGGACGACGGGTTGGAGTTAAACGGCGTGCCGTTCGTCGCCGGGAAAGTGTCGGATAGTCAGATAATGGAGGTTGCCGCAAAATTGATTATCGCAAGCAATCCGACCGTTAAGGTATTCCGCATTGCGAGGGGCGAAAGTTTGGGCGCAAAACGTCTGCAATCCCTTATCGAATTAGCCCGGAAAGAAGGGTATCAAGGATTTATTGAGGAAGTCAAGCGAGGACAGGACGATTTAATTATTGAGGAATACAGCGAAACCGAGTAATTAACCGGGGGCGTCGGTTCCCCGGCGTCCCTTAAACAAAACAATATGGAAGTTAAAGAAATGACAATTGCGGACGTGTTGAAAACGCCGTTGTTTTTTGAGAATGTGAAACGCCAATTAACGAGCCTTTGGAACGACCGGGAGAAAGCCCGTAAGGATGCGACCCGGAATAATACGAGGTTGCGGGCGCACGTTATCGACCGTATGCACAATACCGGGCAGTGGGAACCGGGAAATTTCGTTGTCCTTTTCGCAAAAGTTTTGGATAAGGTTGCAACCGGGTATTCGTCGAGCGAACGGGCGTTTATCCGTGCGGTTGGAATGACAGCGTTTAATATCACAATGCAAAAGTTAATCGACGATGAGAAAGCGAGAAATAACGGCAACGGGGATGATAAATAATAACGGCGGGTTGGCAATGTACATGGGCGAATTAAACGAATTTTTCAAGGGTTGGAAAGGTTCCCGGATAATTGCCCGGTTCATTGTTGCGTCGCCCGGTTCGTCCGAGGCTTTGAAAGGCTATTATTTCAACTATGTTGTACCCACGTTCCGACACGCCATTTGGGAGGCGGGCGAACGTCTTACAGAGGAACAAACCGAACGACGTTTGCGGGAGTTTTCCCCAATTATGTACGTTGAACGGGTCAACGAAGAAACGGGGGTATATTCCCACGATTTGCGCACCGTGGCGGATTTGTCGAACGCCGAGTTAATCGAACATATCGAAACGCTCAAACAGATTGCCGCCGAGGAATACAATACATTTATTGACGAACCCCGAACGTTGTAGGTATGTTTTGCAAGTGTAACGGAAAACGGAAAAATTACCCGTTGGCGGGTTGGCGGATTATCCGCCACGAATACACGCCAAAGCATTACAGCCGGATAAAGTGTTTGCGGTGCGGGTGCGTTTGGATTACACGGGCAAAATATGTTGAACAAACCCCCAACGAGGACGGGCAAAAAAGACTTTTTTAGTATGGAATTAAACGACAAATCCCCGATGCCGCAAGGTAAATTTAAGGGGCAACCGATGGAAAACGTACCGTATTGGCATTTGCTTTGGTTGGACGGAAAACCGTTTTGTAACCGGGACGTCCAAAAGTATATAGACGAAAACCGGGACGTTTTAGAAGTTGAGAAAAAGCGGGATAAATACCGCAATGAGAGCGAAAGTAATAATTAACGATTTAATGATTTAAGGTTATGCAAAAATTTGAATTAAAAGACATTTGTTTCTTTGATTGTGAAACAACCGGGGTTCCGGCAAAAGGTTTGAAATGGGATGCGGATTTTGAGCAATTCCCGCACGTCGTCCAATTGGCATGGTCGTTGGGCGATAAGGAAAAAAGTTATATTATCAAACCCGATAATTACGAGATACCCCCGGAAACAACCGCAATTCATGGTATAACAACCGAACGGGCAATTGCCGAGGGCGTGCCGTTTGCCGAGGTTGTGGACGAATTTTTAGCGGATGCCAACGCCGCCCCGCTTGTATGTGCGCACAACATTTACTTTGATAGTTCAATGTTAAAAGCAAACGTTTTGCGCTATTGTGGACGGGAATATTACGACGCACACGTTGAGGACGCATTACATAAGGGCAAACGCATTGATACAATGATGAAAACGATTAAGTTTGTCGGCGCATTGTATTCAAACGGGCGACCGGGAAAATATCCCAAATTAGAGGAATTATATAGTAAGTTATTCCCCGGCGAAACATTCCCGGCGCATGACGCATTAGAGGACATAAGGGCGTTGCGCCGTTGCGTCCCGGAATTGGTTAATTTGGGGATTATTGAGTTAGCGCAAAAGGAATACCCGGCGGAACAACTCAAAGCCCAATTTGAGCCGGAAAAGCCCAAAGGCGGGCGCAATATTGAGTTCCACGACCCCAACCCGGTAACGGAACCAATCGGAACCGGGGAACCCGCCCCGGAACCAATCCCGGAACCGGAACGCCCGGCGGTTCCGTCGAATAGTAAGACACGGGAATTGTTGGACGAAAACGAATTTTGATTAAAACCGTGCCGGGCGGGTTCCCGGCAACAAATAATATTACAATATGAGCGAAGAAAAAAAAGCCGCAAACGTTATGTTGATACCAAGCGAAAAGGCGTTTGCATTGTCGAAAGTCAAGACATTAAAGGACGGCGGGTTAGACGTACATTATGAAGTTACCGAAACAATCGGTAATGAGAGTTACACGAACAAATACCACGTCGAAAGTGCAAAGGACATACACCCGGATTTGCGGGATTGTTTCGACCGTTTGGGCCCAATCATGGGACGGATTTTTAATATTACGTCCTTTCTTTCAATGGTTGAAACGTCCGATTTCAAAGCAACCAAAAAGCAAAGCGAGTTATCACGGGATTTTGCCGACGAAATGTTGAAAAACATAGAGGTTCGGGGCGTGTCCTATTCCGGTCAAGACGATAACGTTGGGGTCGTCCTTACGGGATTGTTCACGGTATCCAACAACCAAAAGACGGCGATAAATTCGCCCCGTCTGAAATTCAATACCGAAACGTTCGGTTTTGAGGAGGAATTGGAAGAAATCGTTGCGGACATTGAAAACGAGGTTTTCGCATTTTTGTTCAAAGGCAAAAAGGCGCAATTGGAATTGTTCGGGGCTGACGGCGAACCCGCACCGGGTTTGGTCGCAGAGCCGGAAAAGGAGGGCGGATTGTTCCCGGAGGTCGGCGACCCGGCTAACGAGGACGACCCGGAGGACGAAACGGCGGATATGTAAGCAATGAAGCCGATATTGCTAACAGACCGGGAAGAATACCAATTTGTAACCGATAGGGGGTTTTGCCCCCTATTGGATTACAAGCGGTTTACAATGGATATTCGGTTGCGTGTCGAAATCCAACGGGAATTGTTCGGGTATTGCGTTTTTGGTCGTGGCAACATACCGCAAGCCAATGAACGTTTTTTTAGGTGGGTTTGGGAACATAAACCGCACCAATGCGAAGAATGTTTGAAGCCATTGCACAACTATTCCGCCGTATATTGTTCGCATATATTGACCCGTGGGGCATACCCGGAGGCGGCGCACGATGCAAGGAATATAAATATACTTTGCTTTGAACACCATAGCCAATGGGAAAACGGAGATAAAAGTAAAATGCGAATATTTCCCGGAAATGTTCGGACGATGGAGTTAATAAAAAAAGAGTATGGAAGTTTGGAAAGAGATACACGGATATAAAGAACGTTACGAGGTCAGCAATTACGGGCGTGTTCGTTCTAATGATATGATTATAAACGGTAGGTTACAGAATTGCCACCATAAAAAAGGGCGCATATTGAAACCGCATACCGATAAAGAGGGATACAAAGGCGTTGTTTTATGTGTCAATCAAAAACGCAAAACGTTTCGGTTACATAGATTAGTTGCGGCGGCTTTTATTCCGAACCCGGACAATTTGCCGGAAATCGACCATATCGACGGCGACAGAGCCAATAATCATGCGGACAACTTACGTTGGAGTACCCGGAAACAAAATGCCAATAATCCAATAACCCGGAAACGGGTTGCAGTTTCTAAAATAGGAGAACGAAATCCGAATTATAAGAAATGAGAACAAAAAAGAGAACACCCGATTACGGGGCAATTTCCCGCCGTTCAATCCAAAATGATTTTAAAAGGGTACAAAGGTACCCGAAAAGGGAGAAACGCCCGCAAATCGAAAATCCGCCCGAAATAAATGCAGAAAGACGGGTTTTGTTTGTTGGCGAAAATTCAGGTTATTACAAATTGCGTTCTTTCATTGTTGATAAATTGGTTCGATTAGTTCAAAAATCAAGCGTCGGCGGTTGGGTTTGTGAGTTCGTACACGACGACGACCGAAAAGCGATAAACCATGCCGCCGGATGGTCGGACAATAAGAAACAATATTTGTTGGATTGCGTAAAATTCAAGTGACATGAAAATAAAATCAAAAACCGGATATAAAATTGCGTTATACACGTTCGTGACGTTAACGGTTGCGTCTTATATGTGGGCGTTGTATAGTATCATTGTTTGGATAATTAAAGCGTTTTTTGTATGAGTGTAAACAAGGTTATTTTGATAGGACATACCGGGAAAGCCCCGGATTTTAGGGAGTTCGACAACGGGGGTTGCGTGGCGACCTTTTCGTTGGCAACCACGAAACGAGGTTATACCACAAAGGACGGGCGGCAAATCCCGGAGCGTACCGAATGGCATAACGTCGTATTGCAAAACGGGTTGGCAAAGGTCGCCAATCAGTACGTCAAAAAGAGCGACAAACTGTATATTGAGGGCGAATTGAGAACCCGGAGTTATGACGATGCGCAAGGCGTCAAACGGTATGTTACCGAGATAGTCGCAACCAATATGGAAATGTTGACCCCGAAAGCGACCGGAGCCGGGGCGCAAGTACCGCCGCCGCCCGTGCCGGATGCACCCGCCCCCGACGGAAACGACGATTTACCATTTTAAGCCGTTGACGATATGGGAGCGATAAACGGACGGGTTATTTACAGCCCAAAAGGTAAAGCCGGGGAATACGCCGAGAACGCCGCCAATTTCTTTGTCGGTTGTTCCAACGGTTGTACTTACTGTTATTTGCGCAAAGGTCGTGGCGCAAAGGTATTGGGAGGCAGTCGCCCGGAGTTGAAAAAGACGTTGCGGGAATATCCATACGCTTTGGATATTTTCAAAAACGAATTGTTGGCGCATAAGGAGGAATTGCAGAAAACGGGGTTATTCTTTTCGTTCACGACCGACCCGTTGTTGCCGGAAACGGAACGGTTGACCCGTCAAGCGGTCGGCGTATGCCAACGCCATGGCGTCCCGGTTAAGATATTGAGCAAATGCGCCGAGGGGTTGAACCGCTTCATTGATTTTGCCGAGGCGTCCGAGGGTTGGGACGTGTCCCGTATCGCTTTGGGCGCAACGTTGACAGGTTGCGACGAATTGGAGCCGAACGCCGACCCAAATACGATGCGGGTTAATGTGTTGGCACGGGCAAAACGCCACGGGTTCCGCACCTTTGCAAGCGTGGAGCCAATCCCGCCGGGAATGTACGACCGGGCAATTGGGATAATCAAATTGTCGTATCCGTTCGTTGACCTGTATAAAATCGGGTTGCAGAGCGGCGGCAAATATCCGAAACGGGAAATACGATTGATTTACGACACAATTACGGAACATTGGGAGGGACGCCCGGAACAACCCCGTATCTATTGGAAAGATAGTATTGTTAATCCGCTGGGGATTGACCGGGGAGAATTGCCGGGGTATTGTGTCCCTGTTAATTGGGATTTGTTTAACAATGAAAAGTGAAATACGGGTTGAGGTTCCCGCCGATTGCCGATTGGTCGGAGTAAGGACGGACGGCGATGTTGTCGTTATCATTTACGAGCCAATCCAAAACGTCCGGCAAATTGGATTTATCCATTACCCGGAACCCGACGACGAAACCGAGGAACCCGAAAATAAAAAGTAAATATGCAGTACAGCAATAAGGATTACAACCCGGAAAAACACGACCGTTGGCGTGCGTTGACCGTAAAACAGCCATACGCAAATGATTTGGTAACGGAGGCGTACAAGGACGAAAACGGTATTGTTTACGGGAAAAAGACAATTGAAGTTCGGAGCAAAAACACGTCATACCGTGGCGACGTGCTGATATGTTCCGCAGCGTCCCCGGTTTATCCGGGAATGGAAAGCGGCGTTACTTTGGGATTGGTTGAGTTGTACGACGTAAAGCCGATAAAAGAGTTTACGCCGGAGGATTGGGAAAACACCCGGATTCCAAAGGAAAAGAGGGCGAAAATAACAAAGGGGTTCGGATGGATGATGCGCAACCCAAGACGTGTTATTGAAATGCCAATTAAGGGGCAATTGGGTATCTATAATCTCGTATATACAAAAGATTGTATATTGCCGTACCCCGTGGCAATGGTAATGGATAAAAAGGGTTATGAATTAGCAAGAAAGGAGGCACACAATGAGTAATGACAAACACACCGTCCAAACAGGCATACACGTTGGGCGGGTTGGCGTTTATGTTTACGCCCGTGAGTATTGGCAATATCATAGTTGGCAATTTGGGGTATCCATTGATGCAATAAACGGTTACGACCGTTATGTTGATATTGAGGCGAAAATATTGTTTTTCGGCATTGGCATACGGTTTATATGGATTAAAAGAAAGGTAAAACGATGAAAGCAAAGATTTTATTGTTATCTTTGGCAACGCTTTTGTTGGGGGCGTGCCAAAGCGAGAACGAACCAACGGAAACATTTTATTTACTACAAAAAACCGAGAGCATGGAAGAAAGAAACGAGTTTGTAACGAATACCACGGCGGCAATGATACAGATAAACGCCCCCCGGTATAATTGCGAGATTGTCGAAACCGCATTAGCGGGCGGCGATAGGGTACGAATTTGCGTAAAAGGCGCAAAGGAAGATTTGGACGCATTGTTTGACTATGTAAACGAAGCGGGCAAAGAATGAGAGTAAAGCAACCCGAACCGTTCGACCCGTCCAAAGAATACCGCCCCGGCGAACGTTGCGTTTACCGGGGTATGGTATTGATTGCCGAGATATGGACGAAAGCCGCCCAAAAGTTAGCAGACGACCCCGGAACCCTATTTTGCCAACGGTGCGTCCGTTGCAAGATAGACCGGGACGTTTGCACCGGGGCGCATTTACAATGCGATAAGTACAACAGAACCGACCGAAAAACGATATTTTGGCGGTTGGCATATCCGAAAACAGTAAGAACGAATAAAAAATTAGAGCATGACAGAAAGTAAGTTAAACCCGTTTGATGCGGAATTGTTGGTTATGATTGGCGATATTGCCAAAAGCCAACCGGAGGTTGAGGAAAAACCCGACCGTTACGAAATCACGGTTGACACAACCGAGATACAGGGAAACGCAATTGAAGCACTAAAACAGGCAGTCGCCGGACGATTGGGGAAACGCTTGTTAGTTACCCACACGTTAGACGCCGCCGTTATTTTCAACGTCGAGTACGACCCAACGGAATACCCGGAACAAATCCGCACCCGGTTAGTTGAGCCGGACGCCACGGCGGGAACCCGATATTGCCGCACGTTGTTAGAAGTTGACGCAATACAGGTACGCCGGGACAATTTGGACGACCTGTTGAGATTTACCGGAGGCGGAACCATGACGATACCGAGAACCCCAAACGGGCGGGCGGTTTATTCGTTCCCGGACGGCAACGGCATTTTCATTGACGCCCCGGAAACGTACTACATTGTCCGGGAACCGGACGGACGATTGACAACCCGCCCGGAAAGAGAGTTTAACCGGGAGTTTGAGCCGAAAGGCGTAAGCGTACCGAAAGAACCCGGCGATAAGGGATGCGGGAATTGCGCCAACTTTACAAACGAGGACGTCAACGGGAACGGTTATTGCGAGGCGTTCAAATGCGAACAATCGTGCGGCGTTATGCCGTGCCAAGAGTACAAACCCAAAAATCAATAAAGCGATGAACAAAAGAGAAAAATTTTTGAAAGAGATTGCCGAGGTTATCAACCGTAATTCTTTGGAGGCGCATTTTAACGATACCCCGGATTACATATTGGCGGAAGTAGCAGTTGAAGCAATGGAGAATTTCGCCGAAGCGTCCGCACGGAGGGACAATTGGCACGGGTTCAAAGAAGCCGATAAGCCGGGCGAGGTTGTGCGGAATGAGGATTGCGACAATTGCCCGGTTCGGGGGATTTGCCCGGAGCATAAGAAGCCGGAGGCGTTCGACGTCCCAAAGGAGGTGCGAGCAATGGTGGAATTTTTCGGCAAGATGTTCCCCGGTTCCAAAGTAGAAATACACCGGGTCGAAATGCCGAAAAGGAACCCACGGGATAAACGCCGGGCAAAGAACAAAAGGAAAGGGGGCAACAATGGGAAAAAGTAATTGCCCCGGACAATCGAAGCCCGAAAAGATATGCGGAACGTGTCGATATTTTAACCCGGAATTTCCGGTAAATGGAAAGCCCGCCCCGGTATGTTTGGCAATAAAAGAAATGAAAGGGGGAACGGAATACAGCAACCCCCGTGGAACGCAACATTATTTTCGTTGCTCAAATGGGAGATACGAAAACGGTATAGGACAATAGGCAATAAGCCCCGGAAACAATCGCCGGGGTTTTGCCGTTTATATACATGAGATAACAAACGTTTGGCAATGCACCGGAAAAGCCGTAAATTTGCCCGTGGTTGAAAGATAACCATTAAGACGATAAAAGTATTGAGTTAATAACAAAAGCCTCTTAAAATGGAAATTCCCCGCAAATAAATTGCAAATGAAAAACATTTATTATCTTTGCAAAAAAAAGATATGGAAGTTTGGAAAGATATATCCGGTTTTGAGAATTACCAAATATCCAATTATGGTAATGTAAAAAGCCTCAATTATGGAAGAACTGGAAAAAGTAAGTTGCTAAAGCCAACAGTAAGCGGTAAGGGCTATTTGCAAGTAAGGTTATATAAGTCCGGCAAACTAACTGCATTAATGGTACATAGATTAGTTGCAATGGAATTTATTCCAAATCCAAATAATTGGAAACAAGTAAATCATAAGGACGAAAACAAGTTTAATAATAATGCCAATAATTTGGAGTGGTGCGATAATCAGTATAATAATACATATAACGGCAAACATAATAAAATTGCTAAAGCTGTAATACAACGTTCAAAAGCCGGAAACGAAATTGCCCGGTATAAATCCATAAGGGAAGCGGAAAGAAAAACGGGAATAAAAAATATATCGATTACCCGATGTTGTAAAGGAGTATATAAAACGGCGGGCGGCTATGTATGGGAGTACGATTTGACAGCAAAGGAGGTTTGACTATGAAAAAGAGAAAGAAGCCATTAGGCTATAATAAACGTTCCGAGGAACAACGAATTTACGACATTCGGTTTTGTTCCGATTTGTTTTTGCGTGGGTATTCGTACCGGGAAATTGCGGACGCATTGAACCGGGATTTGTCCGCCCGTGGAATGGGTTATACAATAACCTTTCAAATGGTTTATTACGATTTGCAACAATGCCTTATTGAGTGGAAACGGGAACGGTTGGATAATATCGACGAATACGTTACACAAGAATTGCGCAAATTGGATAAGATGGAGCAACAAGCATGGGAGGCGTGGGAGGCGTCGAAAACCGGAAAGATGCGCACCAAAGAGAAAACCAACAAAGGGCGACCAATCAAAACCGATGCCGAGGACGGCGACCCGGAATATTACGGGTACAATGAAACCGCAACCGAAACGTCCGCCGGGAACCCCCGGTTTTTGGATTTGCTTTTGAACATTCAGCAACGCAGGGCAAAGATGTTAGGGTTTGATGCACCCGTTAAAATTGAGATACCCGGATATAACGCCACGACCGACGACGATAAACCAAAGTACGATGTTAAGGCAATCCCGGACGATATGTTGTTTGCTTTGGCTGATAAATTGCAGTCCGCCGAATATCAAAAGGCATTGTTGGAGAAAGGAGGGGCGCAATAATGGCAAAGAGAATAACCGCACCCCGTCCGGGAACCAAGCAACCGGAATGGCAAACCGAGATTTGCGATACGTGCCGTTTTTCCGAATGGATAACGGACGACCATAGACACCGGGATTTAAACGGGAACCCGATTTGTTTACGTTGCCCGCATTACGAATTTTACATTGTCCGAGGTCGCCGGGCGTGTTCTAAATGGGAGAAAGGAGCAAAGCAATGAACAACGAACAATTATTGCAGATGTACGACGCAATCCGGCAACAACCGGATTTGCTTGTTAAAGCCGCCGCCCGTAAACGCCTTATCAACTTTGCCCGGTATATGCAACCGGATTTAGTATTAGAGCCTTTCCACGTGGTTTATTATACGCTTTTGGATATGTTTGCACACGGCAAAATACGAAAGATGATTGTACAACAACCGCCCCAACATGGCAAATCGGAGGGGTCGAGCCGTAAATTACCCGCATTTATGTTGGGGTTAGACCCCGACCGCAAAATATGTATCGGTTCGTATGCGGCGACAATCGCACGGGATTTTAACCGGGACGTTCAACGAATAATCGACACGCCCCGGTATCGTGAATTATTCCCCGGCACGTACTTAAATGGGTCAAACGTCGTAACAATGGCTAATACCTATTTGCGCAATTCCGATGTTATCGAAATGGTAGGGCGTAAGGGGTCGTTGCGTGTCGTCGGTCGTGGCGGTTCGCTGACGTCTAAAACCGTGGACGTTTCGATATTGGACGACGTGTATAAGGATTACGCCGAGGGTAACAGCCCGATAGTACGGGCGGCGGCGTGGAAATGGTACACGACCGTTGTACGCACCCGTTTACACAATGATAGTCAAGAATTGATTGTATTTACCCGTTGGCACGACGACGATTTGATAGGGCGCATTGAAAAGAGCGGCGAAACGATTATTGATGTTAAGTGTTGGGCGGATTTGGAGGACGTAACGCCGGGGGCGTGGGTGCGCATAAACTTTGAGGGGTTGAAAACCGGGGAACCGACCGAGATAGACCCACGGGAACCGGGGGCGGCATTATGGGAAAGCCGACACAGTAAGCAAAAGTTGGAAGCGCAAAAGGCATTAGACCCGGTGCAATTTCAATGCCTGTATCAAGGCAACCCCGGTTCCGCCGAGGGTCGATTGTACCAACCTTTCAAAACGTGGGTCGAAAAATCCGATTACGGCACGTACATTCGTTCCGGCGCATACATTGACGTTGCCGACGAGGGCGACGACCTGTTGTTTGCCGCAACGTATGACGTGTATAAGTCCGACAATCTGTTTTTCAACGAGAAAACAAAGCGCATGGAGCCGATATTGTTTGCCCTTATTACAGATATGGAAATGACGGACGAAAATACGGACGTTACAACCGTAACCGTCCCGGCGATGATTAACCGGAACGGGACGCAAAAAGCGTGGGTTGAGAGCAACAACGGTGGTGCGGGTTATGAAAAGGTTATCAAAAAGAAAGTCCGGGCGATTACCGACCCGTTTTATCAAGGGGGCAACAAGGAAAGCCGGATAATAACAGCGTCCGCAATGGTTAATCAACATATAATTATGCCGTTCGGTTGGGAAACCCGGTACAAAGCCGTTTACGACCATGTAACCGGATTTTTGCGCAATTTCGGAGCCAACACGCACGACGACCCGGAGGACGGATTGACCGGGATATATGAAAAGGAGATTGCGGACGGCAATATACAGCCATACGCACACGCAAACCGAGGCGTAAGACGACGCAATTAGCAATATTTTTGAGATATGCAAGATTATCCGGGAAAAAGTTTATAACTTTGTAACCGAAACGAGAGGGCAAAGGGACAGCCCCGGAGAAAGTAATAATATTTTTAACGTTAAAAACAAAGAAGTATGATTTGTAAATGTCCGGCGGGGGCGTCGTTGCCCGATGTACCCGCAATTACGTGTTCGGAAAGTTTCGGACAGGTTCAGAAAGTGGCTTTTCAACGTCTTTTGAAAGACGACGGAAGCAAAAACAGTTTTACGAGTGTAAAAGCGATTACGGCGTTAGCGTCGTGGACGCCCCTGTTATCGGCGGCGGATAGCACGAAAGTAGTTGTTTCGCCGTATATCCAAGCCCCGACCGCCGAGGCGGGAGCCGCCCGCACCTTTGGAGGCGGTAATGAAACGTTGGGAGGCGTCGAAGAAATCATTGGACGTGAACCGACCCCGTTTACCGGAGTTATTCGCAAAGCCCCGCAAGCGGTTATCAAGGCATTAAAGGAAATGCAATGCGAAAGTTGGGGCGACAATTTGGGTATCTTCATTTTCGACGAAAACGGCGCAATTGGTGCAATCAAGGGGGATGCAGACGGTACATATTACCCGATACCGATACGTTCGTTGTTTATCGGCGATAAGACGTTGGGCGGATTGGAAGCCCCGGACAGCAACGCAATACAATGGTCGTTTTTGCCGAATTGGTCGGACGATTTGGCGATTGTTGTCCCGGCGTTTAACCCGCTTACGGATTTGAAACCCGCAGGAGAGTAATGACGGCGAAAGTTACAAAGGTCGTGTTGGAGTGTCCGACCCTTAACACGACCGAAGAATTTGAGATTAACCACGCCGAACGCCTGTTGCGGATGCCTAACAATGGCGGTTGGCAGTTGCCCGAAAAAACACCTTTTGAATTTAGCAAAGAAAATGGGATTAGATATAAAACGCATAAGAAAGGAAATAACGGAACCGAGGAAAAAGGCGACGATAAATAAAGCGGTCATACACCAAAACCGCATTAAATTTCACGCCCAAACCAACGTAACGCCCTTAATGTGTTTACCCACGACCGATTTTTTGGCATGGGTTCAAAATCTTATCCCGCATGATAAATTCAAAATCTTCAAAACATTGTTCCGTTACCCCGTTCGTACCAACGAGGTAACGGGCATTTGTTTTGATAAGTTAAGCCGTATTTTCGACGGTCGTAACCCGGCGTTCAACTATCAATTCCAAAACACGGAACAACGGGACGATTGGGAGTATTACCGCCAAGATGTATTAAAGGAGCCGGAAATTTGGAATACAAAAGGTTGGGAGTTTTTCAAGACGGAAATAAACAGCGTCTTAATAGTTGATTTGCCCGCCGAGCAAAACCCCGCCGACCGATACCCGACCCCGTATTTTTATTGGCTACCTATCGAAAGCGTCATAACCTTTGAGGCAAACCGGACAACCGGGGTTATGGATTGGATAATTTTCCGCCAACCCGATAAACGTATTGCAGTTATTGACGATGAACGATACAGAGTATTTGCAGAGGATGACGGCGGCAACATAGGCGAATTATTGGTTGATAACCCACACGATTTGCGCTATTGCCCCGCCCGTTTCTTTTGGAATGAGCCAATGAATTTGCGAGAACCGGACGTTAAACAATCCCCGCTAACAAAAGAATTGGAGGCGTTGGATTGGTTTTTGTTTTTCCATATATCGAAGCGGCATTTGGATATGTACGGGGCGTACCCGATATATTCCGGTTACGAACAATCGTGCGATTTTACAAACGCCGAAAACGGCGATTATTGCGACGGTGGATTTTTGAAAGACAAACAAGGGTATTACAGGTTAGACCAAGCCGGGTTATTGATGCGTTGCCCCAAGTGCGGCGACAAACGGATTACCGGGGCGGGTTCCTTTGTTGAAATACCGATACCGGACGGGGACAAACAACCCGATTTGCGGAACCCGGTACAAATGTTGACCGTTGACCGTACAAGTTTGGATTATAACGTTGAGGAAGAAAAGCGATTGCGGGAAAACATTATTACCGCCGTCGTCGGACAAAACGAGGAAGTAACCCAACGGGAGGCATTCAACGAACAACAGGTTAAAGCCGCATTTGAGAGCCAAAGCACGGTATTAAACCGAGTGAAAAAAGGCTTTGAAGCCGCCCAACAGTTCGTCGATGAAACGGTTTGCCGATTGCGATACGGCAATATGTTCGTATCTGCAAAAGTCAATTACGGCACGGAGTTCTATTTGTACGACGCAAGCGAGTTGCGGAACCGTTACAAGTTGGCAAAGGAAAGCGGCGCAAGTGAGGCAGAATTGGACGCCCTACAAAATCGGATTATCGAAACGGAGTACCGGAACAACCCAACCCAATTGCAACGTATGTTGATATTGGCAGAGTTGGAGCCGTACCGCCATTTGACCCGGAACGAGGTATTGGATTTGTACGGGCGTAACTTAATCCCGGAGAATGAATTGCGTATAAAGTTGAATTTCTCTAACTTTGTCCGCAGGTTTGAACGGGAGAATACAAACATTTTGGAGTTTGGAACGCAAATACCATTCGACAAAAAGATTTCAGTAATAACAAGTAAATTTAATGATTACGCAAATGAACACAATGTTAAGTAGTTATATTTGGAAATTTAATAAATAAATTAAAGTTATGAGAGTAAAAGTAAACGATGGTAAAACAAAGGACGTCGCAATTACCGACGTCACCCCCGAAAATTACATTGTACCGAGCAACGAACAACATTTGTATCATTGCATTATTGAGGTACGCAAGTTTGACAGCGAAACGGGCAAACGCTTATCCGTTCCCCGTATCCAAAAGTTCGGCAAAAAGTCCTTTGAAAACGGCATTTTGGACGCACTGAAAAAACAGGGTTACACGATTACCGTATTGCACGACCCCAACGAGTACGTCAAGGCGCAAGCCGAGGAAAAAGCGGCACGAACCGCCGCACAGCAGAAAGCCGCCGAGGAAAAAGCCGCCGCCGATGCAAAGGCAAAGGCAGAAGCCGAGGCGAAAGCCAAAGCCGAGGAAAAAGCGGCGTTAAAGGCTGAAATTTTGGCGGAATTGAAAGCGGAGGGAGTTATCCCGGCGGAACCCGTCAAAGAAACCAAAGCCGATGCAAAGGCAAAGGCAGAAGCCGAGGACAAACCCGGAGCGAAAAAGTAACAGAGTATTAAACAATTAAAAAATACGATTATGGCACAGATTGCACAGCAGGACAATTTGGTTATTGAAGTATCAACAACCGCCGCCGCATTGGATGACGACACAAAGAAAAAGTTGATTGAATGTATTGAGGGCGGAACAATTACCGACGTCATTTTGGTAACAAAAGAGGTTGAAAAGAAAATCAGCCATGCACGTGTTGTTAGTTGGTTGGTTGACACAACCGGGGATTCGCCAAAATACAAAATTCATATTATTAACGCAAACAGCGGAGCAGTAGCAGCAATCGCACTTAATTAATTCAAAGGGAAAGAATTATGTTAACGAGAGAAATTTTAGTTGCAAATGCGGCTTTGTCCGGTTTGACGGACGAACAAATTGCGGCAATTACAACATTGTCCGCCAACGACGAAAATAGCGTTATCGCCAAAAAGACGGGCGAAATTTACGGCGGATTGGATGCCGATATTTTGGCGGCGTCCGGTATCGCAAAGAACGGAACCGAAAAGACGTTTGATTACGCAAAACGTGTGGTCGCCGAGTTCAAAACCAAAGCGGAAAGCGCAAGCGCATTGCAAACCCAAATCGACAGTCTGACGAAAGAAAAGGCACGTTTGGAAAAGGCAATTGCCGACGGTGCGACCGATGCGGAAACGGCAAAGGCGTTGAAACAGGCGAAAGCCGATTTAACGGCGGTAACAACACAGTTTAACGACCTCAAAAGCAAGTACGATGAAGCCGAAAAGAAATTTCAAACGGAATTATTCGGCGTCCGTATCGAGGGCGCATTGCAGGCGGCAACCGCCGGGTTGAAATTCAAACCGGGATTGCCCGAAAGCGCAACAAAGGTTTTGTTGGCGCAAGCAATCGACAAAATCAAGGGTATGAACCCCGAATATATCGACGACGGCAAAGGCGGCAAAATCATTGCTTTTAAGGACGAAAGCGGCGCAATTATGCGTAACCCGAACAATCAGTTGAACCCGTACACCCCCGGCGACCTGTTGGCAAAGGAATTGGAAACAATGGGTATTTTGGATAAGGGACGCCAAGCCGGAGGCGGCGGAACGGTTCCCCCGGCGGGCGGTTCCGGCGGTGGTGGCGGAATAACCATTGACGTAACGGGCGCAAAAACCCGTGTCGAGGCTTACGAAGCAATCGCCGCAAACCTTATGGCGCAGGGCTTAACGGCGGGTTCCGAAAAGTTCGACGCCGCAATGAAACAGGCATGGCAGGACAACAATATTGCCGCATTGCCGGAAAAGTAAACAATCACGGGTAAAGGGTAAACCCGCATTTAATAACAATTAAATCTTTAACATTATGTCATTAGTAGCAACAAGATTGCAGAATTGGCGGATTGAAAACCCGGAATTAGACCGTAATATGACCCGCCCGTGTGAGTATGGCGCATTGGATTTTTTCATTGAGCAAACCAACGCCCCGTCCTCAATCATTAACCCCAATTTGCGTGACCGTGCGTTTGCGTCCATTGGTAACACGGTACAAGTACCCGTTATCAATTACGACGGCGATGTACAGGTTAGCAATGTCCGTTCGTGCGTTATCGCTGACGATGAAAATACGTCCGCATTGGTAACGGTTGTTTGGGCGACTTATGCCATTGGCTTTACAATGGTTCCCGCCGCCTACATGAACAACGAAATTTCCTACGAACACGACTTTTTGCGCAAAATGGAAAAGACGTGCCGGGCTTTGGCGGACAAATTGGACGTCGGAGCCGTTGCCGCATTGGAGGCAAACAAAACACAGGTGTTCAAAACGTTGCTTAACTACACGCAGGCGGGCAACGTGGTACAGGTTCCAACCCAAATGGCGACCGAGATTTTGGGCGATATTAACCCGATTATGCGGGCTAACTGTTACCCGGAATATATCCACATTATCGCCAACGCCGGGGTTGATAGCCTTATCCGTAAACTTGCGCAACATGGCGTTTACAACGACGTAAACAAGCGCATGGAGTACGACAACAAGGTTTTGCACTACACAAACAACGTAACCGACGAATCGGGCAAAATGGGAACCATGTTTGCCGTTGCTGACGGTAATGTTGGTATCCTTACCCGTGTTGACCGTGAGGCATTGCGCCGCACCCGTGCGAATTTCCACGAATGGGACGTTGTACGTTTGCCGTACATTGATTTGCCCGTTGGTTCGCACTATTACACCGCCGTTGGCGACCAGTCCGCAATCATGGGCGCCGCAACCGCCGATTTGACGTGCGCCGTTAAGGAGTATTTCGGATTTTCCGTTGACGTGGCGTATATGGTTGCTTACAACAGCAACCCGGATACCGTGGCAAACCCGATTATCAAAGCCGAGATTGCCGCCCGCAATCCGAACGAACCGTTGGGTATGCCTGTATATGTAACCAACGCCGGGGAATTTCCCGCCGGAGGTGCGGGCGCATAACGCCGGAGCATAAAGAATTGTTAAACCGAGGGGACGGGGTGGTTATCCCCGCCCCCTTATTTATTGCAATCTTAATTCCTAATATGGGAACAACGTGTT